AATAATAGTTCTCTCCTTCTTTTCCGGCTCAGTGCTTGTCGAGTCCTTTTGCCTGGATTCGCAACCAACCCGTCAACATGCCTGGCGAAAAACCACACAAATACGAACCCCTTCCCATCCCAACCTACGAAGAAGCAATTGGGTCCTCCTCACGCGCAGCAACACCAACGCCCTCCCGCTCCACAGACGAAGATTCCCACCCCACCGAGCGCGAGGGCCTACTCGGGCACCTCGACGACCGATATATCGAGGATAAGCTTGAGTACCTCGCCACTCAAAAGGCGAGCGAAAGAGCCGATGCGGTCCTGCAACGTGAGCAGGAGAGAGAGCAGCAAGCGAGGGCCGAACAGGCTCACACGGAATTGCTCGAAAAGGTCGATGACCTTTCAACGCGCGGCTCGGAACTTTTCGATGATTTCCAAGAGAGCGTGGTGGAAGGAGGGGTCGCCGGAAGGTGGGATCTCGGTCAGCCGACTTTTGAAGCGGCGTATGAAGCGAAGCATGGGGCGCAGATACTTTACGAACTTTCCCAGGACACAAAAGAAGCGACGCGGGTAGCGAAGCTTTCGACGGTCGGACAGGTGAAATTCGTCATGGATCGGGACGCCGAGATTGCCGCCAATACAAAGCCTCGCACCAAGCCGGGGGCTGGCGAACCACCGCAGACGCGGATTCGGGGAGCCAATTCCTCAAACCGGATCGATCCGGCGACCGATAGCCTGAAGGATTTCGAAAAGGCTTGGCTCGCCGACGAGAAGGCAAACGGATAACCGCTGAAGGGAATTCCCTTTCGGCAGAGCGCAAGAAAGGGAATTCCCCGTGGGTACAATCACTACCGAACAGCAAAAGCTCGTCCTGAATTCGTTCGCGATGGTGCTCCAAAACAACCTCGTGACCGGCACCGCCGTTTCGTGGAATGAAATGGATGGCGAAATGGACGATCGGAACGGCTTGGCCGTTCTGGAACAGACCGCACCGCGCTACAACATCACGCGCACCGAAAATGGCGTGAAGGATCTTTCCGCCGGCACCGATGGCTCGGTTTTCGGTTCGGAACTTTTCGAAATCACCGGCACGTTCAACGCGAACATGGGCTGGGGCGATTTCGTCAAAATCAAGTCGATCGGCGACGCGCGCGAAAACAAGGCGCTCCTGGGCGCCGCAACGTCCCTCGCCGAAAAGATCGACGCCTATATTCTCGCGAAGGCCACGCTGGCATCGTGCGATTGGACAGGCACGCCGAACAACGCCATCGCGCAGTGGAGCGACGCCGTTGCGGGCCACACCCGCCTGACGGAAAACGGCGTCGACGACAGCGAACTTTCCTACATCATGGCCGCGTTCGATCGCCAGCAACTCGGCGACCAGTTGGTCAAGCTGCCGAACGAAACCGGCGCGGGCACCTATCGCAAGGGTTTCACCGGCGAAATCGACAGCATCCGCACGATGTTCACCAACCAGCTTCCCAATCTGCTCACGGGTACTCGCGTGCAGACGGCGGCGGGCGTCGTGAACGGTGCCAACCAGAACGTCGACTATGCGGCGGTGGCGAAGGCCGGCACGACCAACGGTCGTTCGATGACGCAGAACCTGATTACGGACGGCTTCGCGGCCGGTGCGACGATCAAGGCCGGCGAGGTGTTCACCTATCCAGGCGTCTATGCTTATGACAATCGCAAGCAGGCCCCGGTGTCGCCGGCCCGGCTTCAGCAATTCACCGTTGTTGCCGACGCCACCGCGGACGGCTCGGGCAATGCGACGCTGATCATCTTCCCGGCCATGGTCGTTCCAGGCTCGGGCGTCGGCGATAACGTCAACATCAACACCGCGCACGCGAACGTCACGGCGGCGCCGGCCGACAATGCGGTCCTGACGTTCATCGGCGCGCCGAGCACGAACCTCTCGCCGCGCTTGCTGATCCAGAAGCCGGCAATCGTCGTCAACACGGTGCCGCTGATCCTGCCGGCGTCGGATACGTCCATGCGCCGCAAGCTGTCGAAGATCCCGCTGACGGTTCGCATGTGGCAGCACAGCGATTTCGACACGGGCGCGCACGGCGTTCGCTTCGACGTGGCCTTGAACGCGAATATTCGCGATCGTCGCCGCATCTGCCGGATCAACGGCGCGTAAAGCGCGACTGCGCTTCGTTCTCCGGGCGTAGGTTGATCGGCCCTCCCGGTTCCCGCTACCGGGAGGGCCGTTACGCTTCGGAACGAATTTCGGCGGGGGAGAATTTCGATGGACGCCGAATATTACAATGCTCGACCGATGGCGGCGGACGCTTCCACGAAAATCGGCCCTCATATGGGCGGATTTCTTGCGACGGTTGCGGGCACGTTGACGGTCACGGATTCGAGTGGTGCAGTGATCGTCAACGCATTGCCGGTAACTCTCGGGTTCAATCGTATCCCGATCGTACTGAATTTCGCCGCAGATAACGTTGTGCAGCTTGGCGGGGGCGCGGCTGGCACGCTTTTGATCTAGCCCCTTACGGAGAAGAACGATGGACAACAAATCATGGCCCGCTTGGTATTACGGCCCGAATAATCAGGCCGAAATGTTTTCGAGCGCCGAAGAAGTTCCCGCCGGTTGGGTCGACCATCCGTCCAAGGTCGCGCCGTCGAAGGTGATCACTCCGGCACGTACCGGCTCGGCACCGGTTCCGGGAGAGGACGATGCATCGGGCGGCGTCCCGAAGGCGGCGACCGGATCGGGCTCGGCGGCTCCTGGCGACCAGAGCAACACGCTCGACGCCGCCGGCTGGCCTTGGTCCCCTGACCTTCATTCGTCGACCAAGAGCATGACCAAAGCGGGCCTGTGGCGCATGAAGGTCGGCGTCGAGCGTCCCGCACCGAAACCGGATTTCCCGAAGCCGGTTCTCGACCTGTAATTTTCGGGATTTTCATGGAGGGTTATATGGTCAAGGTCTTTCTTTCGTTCCTCGCGCTGTGTTCGATGGCGTTCGCGCCTATCGCCTATGCGCAGAACACGACGGCACCCGCCGCCACCGATACGATCCGCATCGTGCGAATCGACGCGAACGGTGTCGGCACCCCGAGCGCCGTGCCGGTTAACCGGGTTTTCAACACGGCGGGCATTGGCTATTCGTCGGGCGGCGCGGTCACGCAGTTGACGTCCCGCACGACCGGCGTGACGCTGAATTCGTTGACCGGGGCGATTACCCTGTTCACGGCGGCAGGCTCGGCAACGCCGGCATCGTTTACCGTGACCAACAGTTCGGTCGCGGCGACCGACGTTATCGCCATCAGCGTGAAATCGAGCACGACCAATCTGTACGAGGTGTTCGTCACCGCGGTCGGGGCGGGATCCTTTCAGGTCACGTTCTTTACCACGGGCGGCACCACGTCGGACGCGCCGGTGATCAATTTCGCAGTGATCAAGGGCGCCGCGTCCTAATCACATTCCAAGAGGTGCTTCCGTGACCCTGATTTCTTCGATAATCCTCGACGCCTACCGGGAGAGCAATATTCTTCCGCTCGGTCAGGATCCAACGGCAAATCAGGCCACGGAAGCCCTTCGGCTTTATCAGTCGCTGCTTTCGTCGCTCTACGGCACAACTGAAGGCGAGCGCTTTCAGGATTGGCCGCTGGGCGACTACGAACGCAATCCGGACGACCCCTGGTATCGCGATGGCCTGTGCTACAAGACCGATTGGCAGTTGAACAACCCGCCGATCAATATGAGACTTATCGCGACCAACACCGTCGCCCGCACCGTATGGTTCACGCAGCGCCCGCAAGACGGAGCGCGCTATGCCATCGCCGATCCCTATGGCCGGCTGTCGGCCTTCCCGATCACACTTCAGGGCAACGGCAGGCCGATCGACGGTGCCGCATCCGTAGTGCTCGATACCGACAACACTTTCCGCGAATGGATATACCGCGCGGACAAGGCGTCGTGGCTTCCGATTTCTCCAGTGACTGCAACGGATGAAAATCCGTTCCCGGAAAATTTCGATATCATGTTCCAAATCTTGCTCGCGATGCGGATTAATCCCCGCTACGGGCGTATGTTGGACGATCAGAGCATTACCATGCTCAAGCAGAACAAGCAGGATTTCCACAACCGCTATTTGCAGTCGCAACCGCTCGATATCCTCGCCGATATTTCGTGGCCGTTCATGTCGAGGCAGGGCTACGACACGCAACGCGCTTTTTCGACCACGGCAGGGTTTTTGCGCGGAAATGCACTAGGGAATTAAGCGATGGTCAATATTCCTCTCGGCCGGGCGGACTATCATCGTACCGTTGCCAAAGAGGCACGGATACAGACCCGCAATCGCTATTTCGAAGAAAACATCGTCCTCACGGACAACGGAGCGGCGCTGATTTCGCGCCCTGGGCTGCGTCGCTGGCTGTATGTCGGCAATGGCCCTATCCGCGGCATCTATTCGCAGCCGGGAACGTTCGACGGTGCCCTGTTCGTCGTGTCCGACGATCAATGGTGGCGCGTCGACCGGGACGGCACGAAAACGCTGCTACAGGCGGGCCTCAATCCCGGCACGGGGGCCGTCAGCATGGCGGGCACCGGCAATATCGGCGACACGCCTGAATATATGTACCTCGCCGATGGGCGCAATTTATGGCTCTATGTCGAAAATGGATACGCGACTGGCACGATCAGCGGTTCGCCAGCCAACAACGACGTCATCAAAATCAATTCGACCTATTATAAATTCACCACAGGATCAGTGAATGCAGGCACACCGGCCGGAACGCTGGCGAATCCGTGGCTCGTGGCCTTGGGCGTAAATGACACCTTTTCGTGGCAGAATTTTTCGGGAGCGATCGGTGCAAACGGAAATCCCGGAACGGACTACAGCACCGCGCTCACTGTCAATACCGACGTCATCGTGATTGCGGTATCTGGCACGCTGGTTTCGGTGCGCTCGGTACTCATCGGCGCGCTCGGCAATGCCATCCCGACGACGGAAACGGGCGCCTCGATCGCCTGGGCCGCGGCAACCTTGACCGGCGGCGGAACGCCCGAAGTGACGACGGTGGAGACGCCGGACGACGTAGGCGTGATTTCTCTGGGGTACATCGCTTCCTATGTCGTCGTCGTGCCGGCGCAAGGTCAGGGCGTCAATGGCCGTTTCTGGTGGATACAGCCCGGCGAAACCACAATCGACCCTCTGGATTTTGCGACGGCCGAGCGCGCTCCTGACCCGATCTATTCCGTGGTTGTTTTCGGGGATCAATTCTGGTTGCCGGGGTCGGACACGACGGAGGTGTGGTATTTCACCGGCAATATCGACAGCCCCGTTCTTCGCCTTCAGGGGATCACTTTTGATCGAGGAACCTGGGCGGGCACAGCGATCCAGATTAAAAACAGCATGGTTATCGTTGATAATGACGGCGGCGTTTTTCAGGTTTCCGGGGGGCTCGAGCGTATCAGCAACCCGAGTATCGAAGAACGAATTCGGCAGGCGATCGCCTATTATGCCAAAGTGACCGGAGAAGCGCTGTGATCATTTTCGCCGATACCTTCAACACCTACGGGACCGATGCGACTCTAATGTCCAACGGTCTTTACGGGCTTGTGTTTTGCAATCTGGCAGCGGACCCCGATCCGAATTTGCCGGGCCGAAACGTCCTGCAAATCACGCTGAATTCATTGAGCGGTTTGAGGCTGCGTAGGGTTTTCCCTGGCGCCCGAACGACGGCGGGTTTCGCCAAGCGTATTTGGCTCCCGTCGCTCCCACCGAACGTCAATAGTGTCCCTTCCTTCGGATTTCTGGACGCAGGCAATAATGTCCTCGTGTCCATGGTGATCGACCCGATTGGGAGAATCGCGGTCTATACTGGCCGGTCGAATGGAACGTTGCTCGCGGTTACGTCGGGGCCGGTTATCACGGCAAATGCATATCAGCACGTCGAATTCAAAGCGACGGCAGGGCTGTCGGGGTCGTTCGAGGTGCGCGTCAACGGAATTCAGGTACTGACAGGGACCGAGAACACCGGCGCGGGCTCCTATTATCAGTACGGAATAGATGGGGTTGGTGATCCGGCCACACTCATATATTATTTGAAGGATCTCGTCGTTTGGGATTCGACCGGCACCTATAACAAGGATTTTCTCGGATCGGTCAACGTGCTCGATCTTTTGCCGAATAGCGACGTATCGTTTCCGTGGACGCCTTCCTCTGGCACGACGGGATACAATCTGATCAATGATCTTCCGCCGAGTGACACGTCCTATATCCAGGCAGCTTTTCCGTTGCCTTCGCCATCGGTTTTTGGAATCCAGGATTTGCCGGCCGACGTCACCAGCGTCAAGGCGATGATTTCCTGCGTGCGCGTCGAGAAAATCGATGGCGGCGACGGTAATTTGCAGGCGAGCTTGAAATCCGGTGCCTCGACTACGCTCGGCTCCGATCGCCCGGTAACGGTGGCCTTCACCTATTATCAGGATATTTTCGAGGTAGACCCGGCTACCAGCGCGCCGTGGACGCCAACCGCGGCGAATGCGGCACAGCTTCAGCTAAACAGGACGGTGTGACATGCTGCAATGGGCCGACACCTTCAATCGCTATGGCACTAACGCAGCTTTGATGCTCGACGGACTTTATGCGTCGAACGCAACAGCGTCGATCGTCGCTGATCCTGATCCTTCATCCACGGTCAAGGTGCTGAAACTAACTCAAGCAGCCGGTGGCGGATTTTCACAATCAGGACGAATTGCATTTCCTGGGGGTGCAACTGCGACGATAGGAATTGCTTGTCGTATGTGGATTAGCGCGTTGCCTAACGCAATTCACTATAATCCGGGCATCCAACTTTCGGATATCTCGAACGTCACACAGATTGGATTGATTATTTTACCTTCAGGCGCACTAACCCTAGTGCGGGGAGGAAGCATTGCGGGCGGTGGTGGGGCCACCACAATTGCGACCACATCTATCCCGATTATCTCGCCTAATTCATGGAACCATGTCGAGCTAAAGGCAAAAATCAATAGTTCCACTGGCACGTTTCAGGTGCGAGTCAACGGGGTGACGGTGAGCGAATTGAATTTGACGGGATTGAACACTCAGAATTCCGGCAACGCTTCCGCTGCCCAAGTTTCTTTTTGCAATGGGCATGAAAGCGATAGTTCTGGAAATAATCCTGATTTGTATATCAAGGATTTTATCATTTGGGATACAACCGGCACATTCAATAATGATTTCCTGGGCTCGGTATCGGTGCTCGATATTGACACCAATGCCGACACGAGCCTGACATGGACGCCTTCCACCGGCACGGTCGGATGGTCGATCCTTGATAATAATCCACCGCTCGACGACGCTGCCTATATCGCTGCGGCAACGCCGCTATCCAACACGTTCGGGCTCGGCAATCTTCCGGCAGATACTACGTCGGTTCGCGGACTCGTGTTGATCAATCGCACGAAGAAAATCGACGGCGGTGACGGTAACGTCCAGATGGGGATTATCTCGGGCGCCTCAACCGGGCTCGGGACCGATCGACCAATCACGACGGCTTATACTTATTGGCGCGACGTCATGGAAGCCGATCCGGCGACCGGCGCGCAGTTCACGCCATCGGCGTTTAACGCCGCGAGCTTCAAACTGGCGAGGACAGTCTAAATGGTCGCGACAGCGGGAATACGCGCCAGCGGCGCCTATGTGACGACCTTGACGGGGACGTCGAACGCCGTCCGCGCGAGCCAAGCTTTTGTGCGCGTCGTGTTCAATTTCCCGAGCGCGGGCGTGCGGGCGTCGAACGCCTATATCACGACCCTGACAAAAACCTCGAATACCCTCAGGACATCCGCGGCCTATGTCACCGTCATTTGCCGTGGCCGGATCGAAACCCCGAAATTGCGGGTATGGACCTTCACGATGGACGGGCATGATTTCTACGTGCTTCGTCTTGGCGATTTTACGACCCTCGTGTACGACCTCTATTCGAAGCAATGGACGGAGTGGAACGGCGGTAATTTGCCGTTCTGGCGCGCCAACAACGGGATGAATTGGCTCGACGGTCAAATTTATGCGGAAGATTATGGGTCGAATGTCATTGTCGGCGATGACACATGGGGCTTGCTGTGGTTTTTGGACCCGGAATTGCCTTATGACGAAGATCCCGATAGCGAGGCGCCCGCACAGCAAATTCCCTTCGACCGGATCGTGACCGGGCAATCGCTCGCCGCTGGCCGTCAGCATATCCCGTGTTATGCGATTTTCCTCAATGGGGACAATTACGGACTCTCGGGAACGGAATTCACACCGGGGATCACTCTGGAATTTTCCGACGATCAAGGCCGTAATTTCGTCTCTGCGGAAACCTTGGCGGTCAATCCCGATCTTTCGGTCAACAACCCCTATTCGTGGTATTCGCTGGGATCGTTCGGCTCGCCTGGGCGGATATTTCGCGTCACCGACAACGGTGTTTTCGCGCGCGTCGACAGCATGGAAATGAACGACGATGCCGGGTAATCTTCAGCCTCTCGTCAACAACCAACCGATCGTGCGGCCCGATGGCACGCCTAACGATTATTTCATTCGTTGGGCGCAGCAACGACAAATCGATATCACTTCAGGGATTACCGCGGCACAAGCGCAACAGCTTATAGACGATTTTGCAGCAAATCGCTCGATTATTGCAGGAATGGGCTTGACCGGCGGGGGAACCCTCAACGCCAACGTCACTCTCGACGTCAATCCGGGAACCGGCTTGCAGATTGTCACCGATCAAGTCGGCCTGACAAATACAGGAGTCGTAGCAGGCGCATATACCAACGCGAATATCACAGTCGACGCTCAAGGCCGGATAACCGTTGCGGCCAATGGATCCGGGGGTGGCGGGACCACTTCTCCTGTTCGTCGAGCGTCCGCAATTTACCAATTCAGCGCCGCGAGCTATGCCGTGGTCTTCCCTGCGGGTTCGGTTGCCGGCGACCTTTGCGTAATCGCGACCAATCATGGGTGGAATGCCGCAACCCCGGCCGGGTGGACCTCGATCAGTAATCTCACCGGATCGAATACCAACGGGATGACGATCTATAAGATTTTAACGGCAGGGGATATTTCGACCGGCTCCGTGACAATTTCTTATGGAGGCAGTTTCGACGGTTGCGTTGGCGTCGAAGTTTATAAAACGGGTACTTTTTCCGGGGTAAGTTTGGGGCAGGATGCCCGAACGTCGGGGACTACAGCTTCCCAGGCCTTGAGTGCGATTGTCACAAATTACTGCGCTGTGTTCACTTATGGAGGAACACGGGCAAACGGCTCTGTAACTTTTGCCAACGCGACGTTGAACAACACGATTTCTTCGGCGAACGCTTCCGCCGCCGTAGGAAATTATGTACCATCCGTCGCGGGAACCGATAGTGAGATAATTTCTTTTTCCGCGAGCGGTGGCGGAATTTACGCCGTAATCGCGATAGTCCAAGGGTTAGGTGCCCCGGTCACTTGGGGCTCGATCACGGGCACCCTGTCGACGCAAACCGATCTTCAGACCGCGCTCAACGCAAAAGCCAATGCGACTATCACAATCAGCGCCGGCACCGGGTTAACTGGCGGCGGCGATTTGTCCGCCAATCGTACTTTGACGCTTGCCAATACTGCGGTCACTCCGGGGAGCTATACCCATGCGAGCATCACCGTGGACGCTCAAGGCCGACTGACGGCGGCGTCAAGTGGCTCGATCCCCGCAACGTCTTGGGGCTCGATCACCGGCATTTTATCATCGCAAACCGATTTGAACACCGCGCTCGGGCTGAAAGCGGACAAGACGATCACGATCAGCGCCGGCACCGGATTAACTGGCGGCGGCGATCTTTCTGCCAATCGCACTCTGACACTGGCGAACACGGCAGTCGCAGCGGGAAGCTATACCTACGGATCTTTCACGGTTGATGCTCAAGGCCGGTTGACGGCGGCATCGAGTGGGGCAACACCTGTTGCCGCGGTAGTCTCGACCAATCTTGCTATTGCGAAATTTAACGGCACGGCGGGACAAATTCAGAATTCCGGCGTTTTGATCGATGCATCCAATAATGTCACCGGCGTCGTCAATCTCACGACTAGTGGACATGGGGCCTTCAACGGTGCTCCAATCGCCAATAATTACGGAATCAATGTCTATAATATTTCGACAGATCCTACGACTTTTCAAATCGCGTGCGGTTTTTCGACTTCGGCCAATTTAACCACCGGGGCAAATGCCAATATAATTTACGGTATTCTCGGGGATTCTTCGATTCAAGGCACGCAAAACGCCACGGGAGTTCGGGGCGCAGAATTAAGGGCCAACAATACCGGAAGCGGTACGATCACTACCGCCACCGGGGTAAGAGGATTTCCGTACAATCAATCCACCGGCAGAATAACCAATGCTTACGGGGTCAATGGAGCGGTTCAAAACCTCAATGCTTCGGGAACCATAGGAACTGCCGCACAACTCTATGCTGGTGGCGGATTTAATTTCGGCGGATTGATCGATAATTTTTACGGCCTATTGGTGGATAGCGGATATTCCAATATCACCAATTGCTACGGGATTTACATAAAATCCCAAACGACCGGCGCGACGCTGAATTACGCTATCTATTCCGCCGGTGGACAATCCTATCACTCCGGCAAATTTGGCATTGGTACGGTCACTCCCGCCGAACAATTGGACGTCACTGGCAATGCTAAGATCAGCGGCGTTATTATTTCCGGGGTGTACACGGTTGCTGGACTTCCTTCAGCGGCAACTCCTTATCAACGGGCATTTGTTTCCGATGCGTTGGCTCCGACTTTCGGGGCGACCGTTGTTGGGGGTGGAGCAGTAAAAACGCCGGTCTATTCTGACGGGACTAATTGGAAAGTGGGTTGACCCGAGACAACATCGGTAGTATCGAGACTGTCGCCTCCCCGCCATTGTGCGCCGATCAGACATAGGACCGCCGGGGGCTTCGGGTCCGCTCTGAGAGCCTCGCGCACATGTCCGACCAAGCCATCATCACTGCCATAGATGCCAGCCCGCTCAACCGCGGACTGTCGGGCAACGATTGGCTTGCGAACGGTGCCAATGTGCCTGTCGTCATGGGCGAAGATATCGCCCTTTTCGACTATGAGGGTGACAGCAATTATCAGGTCCATTTCCTGTTCGTCTCGCGCGGCAAAGCAGCCGTTGCAGCGGCGAAGGAATCCTTTCGTCAAATGTTCGAAAACTACGGCGCGGAATTGATTTTCGGGCTCGTGCCTGATTTTCGTCGCGATGTGAAAATGCTGGCGCGTTGGGCCGGCGGTAAAATGGTGGGCGTTCGGGAAACGCCATATGGGCCGTGCGAGCTTTTCGTCCTGTCCAAAGAAATGTGGAGCGCATAATGTCTTTTCTGAAGCCGAAGCCCGCCACGTCGAACTCGACGTCGGAAAATGTCAACAACGGCCTGATCACCTCCACCTATGGAGGCATGGCAAATACCGGCGTCGGGGCGAACAATTATCTCGCGAGCCTTTTGGGCATTCCCGGAAGCACTGTCTCGGCGATCGGTAACGCAGCGAACGGTGTAGCCGAAGCCGGCGGCGCTCCCGCAGGCTACCAGAATTATTTGCAGATGGCCGGATATGCGCCCGCGATGCGTCAGCTTTCGCAAGGGGTCGTCGGCCAGGGCGCCGCGTCGGGACTGTTGAGAAGCGGTACGACGGACAAGGCGTTGCAGTCGCGTGGTGCGGAATTGAACAATCAGTTCTTCAACAATTATCTGCAACAGCTTCAGGGCGTCGCAGGCAACGGATTGCAGGCCGGCGGCCTCATCGCGAACACCGGACAGAAATCGACCAGCAACAGCACTGGCGGAAGTCCCTCGACCGTGGGCACGATCGCGTCGACAGTCGGCGGCTTGGCCTCGATCTTCTCCGATCGTCGCCTTAAGACCGCAATCCGCAAAGTTGGCGAATTCGCGGACGGCTTGGGGATTTACACTTTCCGCTATACCGGCCATCGCCAGCGTATCCGGGGGGTGATGGCGGATGAAGTGGCTCGTCTGCGTCCATGGGCACTCGGCCGCACTGTCGCCGGCTTCCAGACCGTGAATTATGGAGCGCTCTAATGGCGAATTTCCTTTCCCAATTGTCGCCGGAATGGTTCGCGTCCGTCATGGGGAGCAATCCCGATGCCACGGCGGTTTCGCCTATGGCTCCGCAGCCGGGAATCACGACGCTGCCCGATACGTCGAGTATGCTCCAAAATCTCAACATTCAGCCAGGAGTGTCCGCCAATGCCGCACCCGTTTCTGATCAGCCGGCCGCACCTCGTGCACGTCGCTCGATCTTGGACACCGTGGGGCGCATTGCCGACGTTTTCGCGAAAGTCGGCGGCGCCGACGCCTTGTATCAGCCGACCTTGGATGCGCGCGAGGACCGCTCTCTCATGCTCGGCGACCATGCGCAACAGGTCGACCTCAACAAGCTCAAGATCGCCACGGAACAAAACAACCTCGACAACGCCGGCCGGGCACGGCTTGCTCAGGCAGTGCGAGGAACGCAGGCACTGCTCGAAGCGAACCCGCAAGCGGACGTCTCGAAAATCTTTCCATTGCTCGCGGCTCGCGCCGGTATCGATCCATCGCAGGCGGCGTCGCTAGCGGGTCAATTGGCGCAAAATCCCGGATTGCTTGAAGGGCTCGCCGGTTTCGACGACAGCGGCGACAAGTACGGCGGTTCGGTCGTCTACGCCAAAGGGCCGGACGGAAAGATCGTTGCGTTTCAGCCGAACCTCAAGGGCGGCAAGGGTAGAGCAATTCTGCCCGATGGCTTCACGGCGGTCGATCCCCTCAAGACCGTCGACACCGGGAACGCTCAAGTCGCGATCGATCCTCGCACTGGCCAGCCGGTCAACACGTTTAACAAGGGTGTCACGCCCGATGCGGTTATGCGCGATCGGACGACGCGCTATGTTGCGGATACGGGCAACGCCACGAAGCGCGATATCGCCCAAATGCCAGCGCGAGCGAAAGCCGGTGATGACAAAAAAGGCGATCCGGCGGGCGCCCTCGCGATCCTCGACAATATCCAATCGAGCTTCGACAAGTTGCACAAACTGCAAGCGCTGCCTGGTGAAGGCGGCGCGATCGGTAACGCCATCGGCACGCTTGGCCGAACCGCGATCGGGCAATCGCTCGCCGCTCGATCAGGGTATTCGCCAGCGGCACAGGAACGTGAATTGCTGGCGAAGAATCTCGGCAGTTTGCAGAGCGAAATGATCAAGAGCTTGCCGGGCGCCGCGACGCGGACAAAATTCGAGCAGGAAATTCAGCGCAAGCGACTGCCGGATCCCGCAACGATGAATTATGCCACGGCACGGGATGCTATCGCCCAAATCCGTGCGGAATATCAGCGTGCGTTGCAGCCAGGATATGCGCCGGGCAGCGGCACGCCGTCGACCGGATCCCGGAACTTGCCACCCCGTCTCGGCAGTGCACCGGCGGCGCGGGCTCCGGTAGGGAAGGTTCTGCGGTATAATCCAAAGACCGGAAAGATCGAATAATGTCGATTAAGGTTCAAGCTCCTGATGGCTCGACGGTCGTTTTCCCGGATGGCACGCCTTCCGAAACGATGACGGCTGCAATGGCGGCGAAATTCGGTGGCCCGAAGAACGCGCCAGCCCCGGCACCCGCTGCACCGCCATCGGTCAAGAATGCTTTCGGCCTGGGAGCACCACCGGGACCGAAAGGCACGCCCGAGCGCGCGGCATATGACGCTGAGTACAATAAGCGGTTCAACGCCGCATGGCTGAATGCGAACCCCCGCCAAGCGCAATTGCGCCAAGCACAATCCGATCCCGCTTTCGCTGCCCGGCTGGCTGCGGCCGAAAGCGCTCGGCGCGCGCAGCGTACATCGCAGCAAGGTGATTTGAACGCCTTCGACGCCGCCGGATCGGCGCAAGGTGGATCGGATTTCGGCACCGGCTATCTCGGCGGCTTTGTCCGTGGCACGTTCGGGCTCGGCGAACGGCTGGCAGCAGCCGGCGCAACCTATCTGCCTACATGGCTGGGAGGCGTCGACAACAACGCGACCTACGACCAAAATCTCGCGAAAATCCGCGCGAACACCGATGCTAAAATGGCGCGGTCGACCGCCGGGAATATCTTGGGGCAATTGACCAGCGGCACAGCCGTTTCGGCGGGTGCCGGCGCTGGCGTCAGTTCGGGAGCGGCACGGCTCGCGTCGTCGGGCGCGCCAATTGCGGCACGCGCGGGAAATGTGCTCCAAGCCCTCACGACGTTTCGAAAAGGGCAGAAACTGGCGAATGCCGGGAAGCTTATACTCAACGGTGCGGTCGCGGGCGGCGCACAGGCAGCGGGAGAAGGCACCGATCCGGTTGAAGGTGCCGCCTATGGCGCGACAGGTGCTGCGGCACTCGGCGGTGGCTTCAAGGCCGCTCAAGTTCTCACGCGCCCATTCCGGGATTTCATTCGGGTATCGAGTGCCGGGCAAATTCTTTCGCGCCTCACTTCCGCGACGCAGGATCAGCTTGAGCGGCGTGCGGCGGCGTACCGTGCCGCCACTGGCGCAGAGCCCACGGTGTTCGAATTGCTTCCGCTGGCCGATCGCAACAAAATCCTGAAGCAAGCCGTCGTTGGCCGGGATAATGTCGTGGAAGCCACGTCGAACGCGATCCGGGCGCGGGCGAATAATCTCGGGCCGGAAATGTCGGCTCGGGCACGCGCAATTCTTCAGCCGAACCGCGATCGTATCGTTTCCGGCATGGCCGACGATCTTGCGCGTGCCCGTGGCGGCGTGGTCGATCCCGAAGATGCTGCACTCGCCGCGCGTGCCGCCGACAGCCCGACCGATATGGAGCAATTGCGTAGCGTCGAAGCGCGGGCGATCATGGCACCACACGAAACCACGCCGGTCGCGAATTCTGTTGGAGAAATTCTGCCGCAAGCCCCGGTCAACAATAACGGCACGATCACCATGACCGACGCTGATCCGGCGGTGACGGCAGCGATCCGGTCGACTCTGCCTGCCCGCTTCGGTCAAGGTGATCAGCCGATCACGGCCGGCGACGTTTCCGACATGATCCAGACGTTGCGGGGCGATTTGGGAAAAGGCGGGATCGAGGGACGCACCGCGGAGCGGGCAATCACACACCTCGAAGGGGAACTTCAGGCAAGGGCACCCGACGCCGCTGCGGCACATGGGCGGATGACCGATGCCTATGCAGCCCGTTCGCGCATGATGGAAGGCATGTTCGAAGGGAACGCCACGCGCCTGCGCGACGAAGTGCAGCTTGGTGGCAGTGGCACCAGTCGACGCACGGCGCGCACCGTCCGCAATGCCTATGACACGCCAGAGGGCAATGTGGGTCGGGTGCTTGGCCAGGGCAATAGAATTCTGTCGCCCATGGAAGGATCGCCCGAAGAAGCGTTGCGCGCGACGATGGGGATTTCTCGGAATTCGACCAGCCGCCAGCTTGCGCAAAACATCGGTGCGCCTGAAGCGGAAGCCATCGGCGCCGCGGCTCGGGCACAGGACGAAAGCGCCCAGGCACTGTCGGC